CTGCACATCAAATTCAACCGGATCATTAGGTACCACCATTCCTTTATCATCGGTGGCGGTACGCTCATACGTCAATTCCTTGTGATCTGGAGTCCAGAATATCTGTGTCTGGGTAGGCCGAGCTGTTATTTGGTGAACAATCGGATCATAATACAACGCCTCGCCCGGCTTGATCATGCCATCCAACGTCAACGGCTTCAATAAATCCGCCGCAGTCTTGGTAGAATTCAGGGTTTCCAACAGATCCGGCGTGTATACCATGGGGATCATGTTGTCGAGCGTGACACCCAGTTGGGTTATTTCCTTATCCAATGCCCAGTTCCCGCTGTCATCTTTGGAAACTGGAACCATTGTTCCATTGTAATTGAATAGCTTTATGTCAGTCGGACGCGCAGTAATGAACGTCAGCCTGGCATTCTTATCATAAGATAAATAGACTTCTTGCCCGACTTTTGTGTCGGGCGTTGCTTTGAATGTCTGTTTTGGTTTGGGCGGCGGAGCAGGCTTCACTCGCCTGGCACCCGCTGGTTGTACTGTTTCAAGATCAGGTCGGTTGGGTGGTGGCGCCGCCTGTGGTAAATAAGTGTAAGGTGAAACAGGCGGCAGCTTTTCTACCACCCGATCCGGCATGGCTGTCACTGAAGATGGACGTGGTAGCACCCTGGTTGGCCCAACCATCCGCTCAATCTCGGCTTGTTTAGCCTGTATGTAAGTCCGCGCTGGTGAGATGTTGGCAACGCGCCTGGGAACCATCTGAACATTGGGATTTTTGACAGTGGAATTGATCGTGGTTTTCAGCAGCTCATTGGTATCTTTTTTGTTGGTTTGTTTGCGCTTGAGATCTTCGAGATACTCAAGATACCAGGGCTGTTCCCAGAATTTTTTGGCCATGAATTACCTCTTAGTACCAGTTTTTATTGGGGTCGCCGAATATCCAGTTACCACTTGCATCCTTTTTGACGCCCATAAATCCAGCAGCAGTGAAAAACGGTTGAGCTAAGCCGCGCGCAATTTCTCCGTAAGCTCCCAATTTTTCGCCTTTGGCCTCGGACAAAAGAGGATCGAGCGCACCATACAAACTTTTGATCTGGCGGCGGCTCATGCGGTAATCATCTTCGTCCGCCCCAAAGTCCTGCATAGTCTTGGCTAACTGCCGCAAGTATTGATACCCCGGCCCCATCTTTGATTCATCCTGGCCGGACGCTTCCTTGATTTTATCCAATGCAGATAAAACATCCCCGGCCCGTTTCTTGGATTGGAAATAATGACTGACCTCTGTGGTGAGATCAGGTGTAGTGCCATACTTGGTCTGCTCGGGAGAATAAGATCCAAAAGCATCCGGGTATAAACGAGATAATGTGCTGCCCATTTGCCGTTGATCTTCAGCAGATAGATAGGGAATCAGCGCATTGGCCATGGCCGCCACTTCTGTCTCAGGTGTCCACTGGCTTGGCATCATGCCTTTCCACCACTCAGGCGCACCAGGTAATCCATACTTGTTGCTCCAGGTCAATGGATTGGTGGCGGGTGCCGTAGGAGGAGAGGAGACCGGCATCCCACCACCAGAGGTTGGCGGAGTAGAAGTTGGAGGAACATAAGGATTTGCCGGAGCATAAGCCGGAAGATCTTTAGGTGTTACATTCGGCTGTCCTCTATAAACAGGATAAATGGGTACAGCCTTAGGTGGAGGAGGCGGCTGTAAGACTGGACGATAAATATCTTCATTTTCTTTTGGCTGTGGCATGTCTTTACTCCTCTAACAAACGCTTGCGTTCCATTTCTTGGATGTATTGTAGCACATCTGTTTCACCAAAATCCTGGGCCAACGCCTGGAAATCATCAGAATTCAGCATGGAATAGATGCCCAGGTCTTTGTCTCGTGTCAATCCCATGCGCTTGGCAGACTGGCTAAATGCAATATCAACAGCCTTGCGCGACCGCTGTAAAGCTTTGTCGAACCTAGAATTCTGAGCCATAAATACCTCCGGCTAAATTGGGCGCAGCATTGGCTAATTGTTCACCTTCATTTGTAGGTTCGCCGCCCATTGGCTCGGCCCGGTTAGGCATACCCAAACTTTGCTCAGGATTGTTAGGTTCTTTCGGACGACCGGAAATACCCGGCACGCCATTCTGCAGCATGGACTCTAAAGCTAACTTCGCCATCTCGTCCCCGGCATCTGCCATTTCTTTGAATTTGCGCAGGATGTTGTAGTTCATAATGATTGGGCTGTTTTGCGCCTGTTCGATCATGCGAACATCAAATTCCTCATCTGGCTGCTGTACACGCAGGTAATCTTCCATGATGCGATGGTCAGAAATAATGCCACGTACTTGAGTGGCCATTGCATGGTTCCGCACCCGCTCATTCGGGAACTCAGGGACGATCTCACAAGTGATATGTTGGCCAGATAGATCACTGACACACACCGCCCCGGCAAATGGTTCACCTTTGACCTTGCCGTACATTCGTATATATGAGCCTGGTTCAGCGTTGTCCAGAGTGATCTCTACAATTTTTTGTGCCGCCCACATGTAAAACCGCTCCAGGTGTGTAACCGGCTGCTCTAATCGGATACGATTTTGATCTCCAAGTTGGGACAGTGCGTAACCAGACACGGCACTGGCGCCAGAACCATAGAATACGTCCGAGAAACCAGACTGCTGCACCCTGGAACGGAAGAAATCAATCTGTCTTTCCACGTCTGGCGGATTGCCCTGCCACACCGGGAAGCCAAAATCTTCCTCAGTGGATAAATTTACCACTTTGCCCATGCCGGGATCCACATTCACTGCCCGGCCTTTCAAAGTCTTGGAGACAAACGGCATACTGGAGAACATGTCGATCTGGCGTTGACGGCGGTTGATGCTGGTCTCCAGATGCCGCACCGATCCTATCAAAGGAGAAATAATACCAGCCCATTTCGTTGAATCCAACCGATCGGTTGGCTTATAAAAGCCAATGGTGTATGGCAATGACCGGTACTTTTTCATTGTCTTGAGTTCATAACCCGGTATAAATTCGTTGCCAAACAACACACCATTGCGGACAACCTGCTTCTTTACATCCCCATCCGATATCGTTGCCACATCCCAATAATCAACCAAAATATCTTCGGTAGTTAGCTGGGCCGTAATATCGCCAGTCAAATGGGAATAACGCTGCGGCAAAACTCCAAAGCGGCTGTAAATATCGTAAAGCGTTTGCTTTTCCTCACGCGCCACCATCATCCAGCGTTCTTTTCCCCCGGCCAAAATTTTTATGGACATTGGGTCGATCACCTGGATCCGCAGCGGACATTCTTCATAGACGGTGGCAGCTACCACATTCCCATTGGTGTCAATGAATTCACCGGTTGACTTCGAGGATGCGGCAATATTGTCATCCCAATAGGTGTACAACACCGCCCCGGCATCCCGCACGAAATGTAAGATGATCTCATACGCCTGGTCATAACCGTTTCGGTCGGTGTTAGCTTCCTCAGTCCCAATCAGAAACTTTTCAACCTGGCTGGCCTGCTTCTGGGCGTTGGCAGTTGGTCGCCACGGTGCAGCCCGCCAAGTTATTGGATTGGCCAGGATGATTGCCACCGCCAAATCCACTGTGTTGGTGTAAGTTGGATCAGCGAATTGGCTTTCACCCGGTAATGGTTGTAATTCATAATGTTTGAAGTCATACAACCGGCGCCACTGTTCGATATTGTCTCGCCAGCCTTTGGTGAATGTGCTTGCCCGTCCTAAATTGAATAGAACATCCTGCAAATCTTTGTTTGTAATCATGTCTACCATGTCAGCTCCTAAGTTTTGAACTGCCATGGCAGCTCAAGCATATCGCCGGGTTTGTTCCAGGCGGTAATATCCGAGAATGGAGATACCACAGTCAGCGGCTCTGTGATGTCGATGCCCCCACCTTTGACTGCCAGATATGCAGCTATAGCCAACGAAATGGCATAATCCACCGGTTTCTTACGGAATGATCCTGGATGCTTTACGATACGAATGCCACTGGATTCGGCCTGCGCAACTGTGTTCTGTATGTGTGCTCTGGCCTCTTCATCCTTATAGGTGTAGAAGCGCCTGAACTTCAACAAGTCGTACAAGTTCTGGCTGGCCCTGGTCATGTTGCCAATCGACTGGATAAACTCAGCTACCGGATAACCAGCCTTTTGTAAATTCAACATCGATTGGTAAAGGTGTGCTGGATCGTAACCAATTACTGCTACATGAAATATTTTGCACATCTCCTGCAAAAAGGAACTGACCGTTTCATCTAAATCCAGTTGCACTCCCTCTACCGGCGTCCATATCTTATGGAATAACTCAATAACCACACCTTTGGCTTCATCATAAGTTACGCCCGTCACTGCTGTGGAATCTCGTTTAGACGCGGCGTCCACTCCAATATACACCGGGAAGCCAAAGTAAGGATGATCTTTCCACAATTCCGCCGATCCTTGCATCTGACTTTCTGCATACGTCCACCACTCGGCAGGCACAAACTCCTCGTGGGTTGTCACCCAGCGGTTTTCATGCAGGCGCAAATAAGCCGCAGGACGGAGAGCTTCGCGCTGCTCATCGTAATAAGTAGGCACCTGCCAAGGCAAAAGCGGCTCATGGTTCCAGTAAGTAAGCTGCCGCCCATTCTCCCATACTGGCACGTCCAGCATGTCGTAAATTAGTTTGCCGCGCCCATCTTCATGCTCATCTCTACCAACACCATTCAAATACAAATCCCACAGCAAATCAGATTCATTGATGAATCCAGCATACGTGGCAATAAACCTGAGAGACCATGGAATAGTAGCAATTGGCGTCATCTCTTCATAAGTACGCCGGGTAATTTCACTGGTAATACCCCATAGTTCATCGAAGAGCACCAAGGCATGACGCGAACCCGCAACAGCTTTGTAACTTTGAGCTAAGGCTTTCACAAATGTTCCATTAGGCAGCACGATCTCATACTGCTTTACATTGTAACCGCGTATGTTGGCATGGTATTTCATGTCGCGCATGACCCGGCCCTCTGAACTTTCGAGATCATTGGCAATAACGTAAATTTCAGTGCCGGGTGGAGCCACTTCAGCAAACCAACAACCTATGGCTGCCGCTGAAATAGTTTTCCCACTCTTCTTAATCGTGGAATACAGCACAGTGCTATACTTGAATTGCTTTTCCTTATTCATCTGGAGCGCAAATTCAAAAAAGCGGTGCTGCTCTGGGAATAACTGCAGCCAACCTGTACCCGACCACTCCCCCTTTTCTATGTCCCATACATCCCTGACCAGAAAGCCGAAACGATCCAGCCATTCCGTAAATTTGTAACGGAATGGCTTTATTGTGCCTTGAATATCTGGTAATGTGATCGTCTCGCGCTTGGGAATTTTGCTCATGCTTCCTTATCGAGTTGCTTCTTGATGTAATTGGCAATCGCCCGTGCCTTGGCCTTGGTCGCTGGATCTCCGCTGGCATTTGCCAGGAAATTCAGTTTGCCCATTACTTCTTTACGGTTTCTCCTGGCAGCATTCAACAATTTGGCCCTGTCCGGCCAGCCTAATTTACTCAGGCTTCCTTCTTTGACTTTGCTCCAGGCTTCTGATGCCCAACGTTGTCTTTCGGCCATTGCAACCTACCTTTCAGCAAATACAATGAAGTACGGCTCAAAGATATGGCCACCTGAAGTGAATTTTACTTCAACGCGATAAGCATGATTTTCAGTCAGGCCAGCCATAACTGGCAAAGTAATCACGTCCCCCACTGCAGCAGGCGTGCCAGTCAAGACCGTGGATGATACGTTGGTCATCTCACCATAAGTGATATCCCACGCGGTCACTGCAATAGAAGTCGGGCTTGATCCCCAGGGCGTAGTGGTTAGAGTGTATGAAATACTCTCATCCAATCCCTGGCGAATATCTGTTTCCAATACCTGGCGGCTCGTCATATATCCTCCATCTTCCAAAGTCAGACTTACTGTGCGCGGAGCCAGGGTCAGCGCAGTCGCTCGATCCCACAATGTAAGACTTGTAGATCTAGGCGCCAGGCTCAGCATTGATTACCTGCAAAGGATTTTCCAATTCAAACTGCGGTTCTTCCAGATCTATCTCCCGGATGAGATAAACCAGGGTTTGCTCAGCCGAGGACATCATCAATACCTCGTCCCGGACAGCCTGCAACCTGATATCTATGTCGGCATCTGCATTGCCAACCTTCAGCATTTGTAGTTTTTGACCTTCCAAGTGCTGTAATCTGGCCGCAGCGTCACGCTTATTACCGGCAGCTTCGGCCAAAATGTGTTCTAAATCCTGACGGAATATCATTTGTCCTCCCTCGTAGCCATATTTTCTCCCCCTCAACAAGGCTGAGTTGGATTGTAATTTGACCTGAATGCCTCGTCCCATGGCCAAACCAACAAATAAGTTCGCCCCCTCACGCTGGTAACGGTATTCAGTGTTCGTCCCCATTTCAAATCCGTAGATTTCGATGCACTCAAACCCCTCATAAATGGCCAATGCCATCATATAATCGAAAGAGTCTGAGTAGAAAGAGGTTGGATCACCCCCCTTCGTTAGTTTGTTGCCAAATAGGAAGTCGGTAACTTCCTGAATGGGATAAGAAATGCTGTTCGGCACTTCCGGCAATTCGCGCAGCAGATAAACCGGGTAATCTCGGGGTTGATGCAGCCACATCCAGTGCTGGCGGGGCACATGGTAAGCTGGTTTGATTGTCATCTGATACAACCAAATGGGGTGCATCTCGAACAAACGGTCTATGCGCGGAATAAAATCGTAAGCATAGCCCCAGCCAACTGTCCAGATCTCGTCTGCCTTGGATTTAGCAACCGCATCCCTGGTGGCTTTGGCAAATCCGACCAAAGCTACTGTCTTCATTTACACCACCACAACAGTGAATACCCCAGCCGCAGCCCCAATAAAATACAGGGTGGTAGTCTCAGTCAGGGACAAATCAAACCACTGCCACACAGAATCTACCAGGGGCATACCTAGAGTAAGATCAGTCTCAACAGCATTGCCTGTTTTGGTGCCAATAGCAACCGGCGCAGCACCCAAACCAATGCGACCAGCAGCACTGGCCGCTGGATAGATGCCAACCCGAGTTGCGTCTACCCGCAAAGGTACAGACCCTGCTCCGGCAGACAACGTGAGTGTGATACTCTTTACACCTGGAATCAGACCTGGGCCAGCCGGGGATGGCGGGCCGGAACGCATTACAAATTTTGTCATGTCAGCCTCCACATATACATCATTATACCGAACTATCGTTCTATAAAGCAAGCAGACTTGCTTGGGCGGAGCAAGTCTGCAAAAGGCAATCTCTGATGATGGGAGGGCACCAGAGGTTAGTTATATTCTACGTCATATAGAACAAAAAGTCAAGTATCCTTAGAAGTAGCAACTACTTTGCCTTGAGTTCGAAGGCCGGAACCAGCCGATAGTCAGGAATGACCATAATTTTGTCCCGATCCGCAATTATTTTCTTGGCACGGGACATCCGGCGCCGCCTTCCCTGCAAATCCCAGGTTATCAGCTTGCGCGTGAAGCTCATTTCACGTGGATGGCCAGTAAAAATGGACTCGATTTGCGCCGGGGTCAGTACAACTACAACTTCCAACGTCTTTTCACTTTTCTTTTGCATATTGACCACCTAAACATAGATCACACGTGCAGATTGGTGATTGATTAGCCGCATGTTCAGCATTTTTTGACACAAAGCCCAGCACAACCAATGCCACGTATGTAATTGGGCGATCATCAAGGGCATGAAATCGCCGAGATCGCAAATTTGTGTAGCCTCGTACCCGTCCATGGCGATTATTGATGATGGTGCGGGCCTCAGAAAGGGTTTTTGCATGGAGAAAGTACACATAATCATCCCCACGATACCAAACCATGAAGGCCGGGACAGTGACAGTACCCGGTTTGGCGTATGCTCGCTTAGTCTTTATGTCCATTTTGCCCCAAAAAGTCGATCAAAATGCAAATACACTTGTAAATCCAGCAAACAACAAAAACAAACACAGCAACATGGAACCAAGCCGCCCAAATTTCAGACTCACTCATTGTCTTTTTCCTCCACCAAGGGGTTCAGAAGGGCTAAAACCTCTTCGGCCATCTCGGTAAACTCGGCACACATTTCCACGGGAGACACCGGAAAGTCATGTGACAGATAATCAGACACCACAGCGTTGGCTTTGCGCACGTTTTCATCCATAGTTGTAAAACTGATCCTGGG